ACTCGTGAAGCAGCGCAAAAATATTGTGATATGAGAAATGAGGAGAAAAATGGCTAGAAAAGACTATATTGAAAAAATTAACCAAAATTTAGAGCATTTGACAAAAGACGAGCTTAAAGATGTAAGTATTTTGACAACTGCTCAGTATGGCGTTCGGTTGAAAGTCGCCGAAAAAGAATACATTGAAAAAGAAATTTCAAATCTCACTCCCCAACTCCAACAGCAAGCCCTGCCAGTCGTGCCTGAGTGTGTGGCGGAATATATTGAGGAGTGTAAAGGTAATTTATCCCTATATGGAACATTATTTCACATCTTTGATAATACAAATAAGGAACTTAATAATTGGGTATTTAGAGAAGCAAATCAAGATTTATTCGCTCGTGCATGGTTAGACGGCTATACAGTCGAAAAACCGCAGCTGTTCTATATTGAATTACCAAAAGTTTTTGGATTAAGCGATTCAACATTCGTATCAAAAGCTGAAAGTGGAATAATCTCAGAATTTACAAAAGGAAAAGATTATGCATTAAAATTTACTGAACAAGAAATCAAGTCAATTGACGAGCGGTACTGGCAGTTTGCTGTGCCAGCGGAGGACGGAGAATGAAAAAGTATGAAATACTTTCAAAAAATCTAGCATCAAGTACTTATTCAAATGAAAATCAACTTAAGAAGATACTGGTTAAATTATCAGATTCAGATATAGAAACTTTGACATCAGCCTGCTTGCGTGCTGCTGAAAAATGCAGTCTTGATGTATTTGACTGCAACATAGTGATTGGAGAGGACGGAAAATGAAAATTAAATATATTGTAAAACCTAGTGAAGACAGTCATTTACATTTTTCTGAATGGGATGAAACAATAGCTAAATTTGTTATTGACGATATGCCAGGCTGGGAGCAATCTTTATATATATTTGATAGCTTCTGGTTGGCTCTTGATACAGCTAAAATATTTGATGGGGTAGTGCTGGAATGGGGAAAATGAGCGACCCTTGCTATAAGATTATGGCCTGTCCTTATTGTGGTCATAGTAGCAAGCAACCAACAGCTTGGATTGATGATGCGAGGTGTTCGGGTTGCGGTAAATGGATGGTTCACAATGAAAATAATCTTTTTGAAGAAGAACTTAACAATTTAGAAAAAGAATACAGAGCTAGGCGAAAAGGTATTTATAAAAAATATGAAACTAAGCCAGTATTTAAAATGGAGAGAATAAAATGAGCGATTTACCAAAAATGATGAGTAAGCGAGAAATTGAACTCGAAGAACTTGAAGAAGCTAAATATGTACAGTCCTTACGTGATGATATTGAAAAACTCCAAGAACGCTGTGATAGATACGAAAAGGCACTGACAGAAATAGACCGTTCAAGATATGGTATGCAGTTCAGGAGAGATAGAAATCCTAACTTAGCTAGACAAGCACTCGCAGCGATTGGAGGGGATGATGACTGATAAAGATATAGAAGATATAAAAAAGGCATTTGAACCTATTCTTATCATGATTCTAAAATTACCATTTTGGTTGGAAAGACATTTGAAATGGTACACAGTGGATTCAAAATATAACAAGTATAGAAATGAAGGGAGCGGCGATGAGTGAATTAGAGGATTTTAAAAAAGTCGTAAGTCCTATTGCATACGGATTAGCGTATAAATCGGAGCTTGGAACTACAGAGTATCAACAACTGTATGCTGAGGAAGATGTTATTAAATATTTTAATAATAAATCCTCGCTCACGATTCCGAAAAGCATTGCGGATTTACTTGATAAGTTTATCGAAATTGATTTTGATGATATAGGTCATGAGGAATGGTGGATTCAATAAAATGGGCTTATTGAATGGTTTAGCAAAACACCTAATTGCTATATAAAAGATGCCTACCTCGCAGGCAAAGCCCTCGGAGTTGATTTAGTGAAAGTGGGGGAGGGATGAAATTCTTAGATTTATTTGCTGGAATTGGTGGCTTTAGGCTTGGGCTTGAGCAAGCCGGACATGAATGTGTAGGCTTTTGCGAAATCGATAAGTTTGCCCGGCAGAGTTACAAAGCCATTCACAACACAGAAGGAGAACGAGAATATCATGACATTACAACAGTCAGCAATGAAGAGTGGCGAACCTTACGCGGAACAGTTGAGCTTATTTGCGGAGGATTCCCTTGCCAAGCTTTCTCCATCGCAGGTAAAAGAAAAGGATTCCTTGATGAAACTCGTGGAACGCTATTCTTCGAGATTGCCAGAGCGGCTGAACAAATCAAACCACGGACTTTATTCCTTGAAAACGTTAGAGGGCTTTTATCTCACGACAAAGGGCGAACTTTTAGAACTATCATTTCCACCCTTAATGAACTGGGGTACGATGCAGAATGGCAGATACTTAACAGCAAAAATTTCGGAGTTCCACAAAACCGAGAACGTGTGTTCATTGTCGGACATCTTAGAGGAGAACGTGGACGAGAAGTATTTCCTATCACCAGAGAAAACTCAGGGGCTATTGATGTTGTAAATAAAGAATCAGGTATGCCTCGCGAAACTAATCGTGTTTATTCATCGGAGGGATTGAGCCCGACTTTAAATACAATGCAAGGCGGAGGACGTGAACCTAAGATTGCTATTCCTGTTTTAACTCCTGATCGAGCAGAAAAAAGACAAAATGGCAGGAGATTTAAAGAAGATGGCGAGCCTATGTTTACTATTACCGCTCAAGATAGATATGGAGTAATTTTATCCGGAAATATTAATCCTAGTGGGAATGGTATGAATGGAAATTTTTATGATTCTGATGGACTAGCTCCGACATTGACAACGAATAAAGGAGAAGGTCCTAAAATTGTCCAAAAGCCAAGAGGATTTAACAAAGGCGGAGAGCATGAATTTGCACCAACATTATCATCTAATTCTTGGCACGAAAATAATTTGCTGAAAGTTGGTGGTGTATATACAAATGATTCAGAGAGTTATAATTGTGGAATTTTGCCAGGATTAAGCAGAACTTTAAAATCTCAGAATCATGATGCAGGTATATTTGATGGAATAAGAATTAGAAAGCTGACACCTCGTGAATGTTGGCGACTGCAAGGCTTTCCAGATTGGGCTTTTGACAAGGCGCAAGAAGTAAACTCAAACAGTCAACTATACAAGCAAGCTGGTAACAGCGTGACAGTACCAGTTATTTACGAGATAGCAAGGAGATTTGAATGACCGACAAACTAATATCGCTGGTCAATGATTGGTGGGGAGGGATTGAATGAAAAAAGAATTAGGATATACACAGTATAAATTTAATTATATTACGGATTATGCAAAACAAATTGATAAATCAGCAACACGCATGGAATTTATCTGGCAAAATAGAGATTCATTTAAAGATAATGTTGATGTTGAGGTAGCTCTTGAGAATGCTCTCAAAAATATTGAGCGTCAGATTGAAGAATTCAAAGGTTATCTGAAACCCTTTGATAAGGAGGACAACCAATGAATCCAGAACTAAGCAAGCTATTTGATAGGCTTACAGAAATTGATGAATCTCTGGATTGGATAGAACCAACTAAAAATGAGCGCATGGACGAGTGGATGTACTATGTAGAATCAAGGGATATTGTTTGTATATCCATAAGACAAATAAGTAAAAATATAAACCCTAAGATTCCAGAACCTTGGGCTAGTATGAGCGCTCAAGAGATTATTAAAGGATTAGGAGTATATAAATGAAACTTTTGTGTAAGCTGTTCGGGCATAAGTGGGGTTACTTCTCCACAATACCTAATGAATTAATCTGTAAAAGGTGTGACGCTGAAATCAACCGCTCAGACCTTGACGAGTCAGAGAACGTGTTCGGGGAGGGAGAATAAATGGTTGAATTTGAATTAATTGAGTGTTTGGAATGCAAAAACGAATTTCTTTTAAATATGGATGAAGCGCCTTTAGGTTTCTATTGCCCATATTGTTCTACAGCTCACGAATGGGAGGAATGATGTATAAGAAAGTAACAATATTTATTATATGTATGATTATTGGAATGGCAATCTATGTTGTTATGGATTACTTCATTCAAAATGCTACACCAGTTAGATGGATTGTTATTCTAGCAACTTCTGCATGGTTTGCTTATTCATCAGAATTTGAGGAGAATCACAATGACAGAAGCTGAAAAATGGCTTGATAAACATATGGATTGAACGCAAAAAAGCCCAAGCTGACCTAGCTTGAGCGATTGTGAAAAGCACTTATAAATCATCAACCAAATGGTTTATAGGCCTTTAACATTATAGCACACAGAACAATAATTCATACCAAAATAAAAATACCCGAACTGACCAAGTTCGAGCTACAACTGAATATATTATTTTATTTGGTTAATTTTTGGTCTGATAAATTATAACACAGCGTTACTTACAACACTAATAATATGTTTGAGCTAGGAACTCACTAAACTCAACTGGAGGGAAAATGACGTTAATTGATGAAATTAAATCATCTCAAAAAGAATCGCATGAAAAATGGTTTGAAAGATGGTACAAAAAAGCTGATTTAGAAAATGATATTAGGATATCAGCCCAAAAAGGATACACAGGTTTTAGGATTCAAGTAAGTGATCAATATGATAGCTATTTAAGATTGAGACTAGGAAATAAAGAAACAACTTCCCTTTTAAAAGAAAAGCTCGGTGATGGTTTTAGTATAGCATTTAGAGAAATTCATGGAGAGAATTTTTTAGGAATTAAGACTTATAAATCATTCATTCAGATTTTATGGTAAACAAAAAAGCCCGCTGGGAACGGGCTCAATTAAAGGATTTCTAACTTAATTATACCACAAAAGGAGAATTTGATGAATGGCAGATAAGTTAGATAGAATTATTGGAGATTACGTTAATGGCAGACTTGAAGCCAGAATAAAATCAATTGAAAGCAGATATCTTTATAAGCAAAAAGTAGATAACTTAGGCATTCGTACAGCTTATTCTGGTGGTTCTGAACCTGAAAGTCACGTCTTAAATAAAGAAGCACTTGAAAATGATGAGGAATACATCAAGCTCAAAGACCTGATGTACCAATTCAACTTATGGTATGATTCCTTGATTTACAATGAAAAAGAAATTGTAAGGCTGAAACACTTTGGTTATGGTGGACTTACTTGGTACAGAGTAATAATGGAACTTGATAACGAAGGAATTGAGATTTCAGAAAAGAAAGCAAAGTTTATTTATTATCGTTTTAGAAAAGACATTGACCCTCATATTATTAGTTTCATCTGAAATCATGGGACAAATTGGGAGAAAAATAGCACGTTTTTGGCATGAAATTGGCACCTCAACCCTTGTTTTTGCTGATATACTTGTATTATGAAGTAAAAGGCAAAAGCACAAATTTCGGAAAAGTAAGGTTGAATTTGCTTCATATTAGTGGCTGCATGGTCAAGGGGTTAAGACACTGCACTTTTAATGCAGAGGCGTGAGTTCGAATCTCACTCAGTCACATAATGGGTTGATGATTATATTCCCTTGGTTTTAATCCATAAAAAGGAACGCTATTGCGTGCAATAGTTAGTAAGTTAATATACGTTAGTGGCTATTTTACATAGCGAGACGTTGCTGGACGATAAAACCAGCGTAGCAAGAGAGAACACTGATAAGTGGGGCTGAGGGGCTAGGTTCGATTCCTAGACTTGCTATATCCAACATTGTTTGGGGCTGATAATACTAGTACAGTTTCCGAATAATATTAATAAGTCAGTGCGGTTGGAGCTGACAGCAAGGACAAGGAACGACTTCGCTATTAGAAGTTATAGAGTTCGAGCCTCTATCTTGCTATTATATTTTATTATAGGTTGTCCACTGGGCAGCCTTTTATTATGGAAAGGAGGGACAAGTTGGGACGATTAAAAAATACAAAGCACGAAGACTTTGCACAAGAATATGCAAAAACCGGTAATGCTTATCAGTCAGCGGTTTCAGCTGGATATTCTGAAAAGTATGCTAAAGGAAATTCTTATAAATTAGTGGAAATTAGTGGAATTTCCGAACGGATTAAAGAGATCCATGCAGAGATAGAGAAAAAGTTGATTGAAAGATCTGAACTTGAACCTCCAATGTCCGATGAAGAATTGTTGAGTCTGCTTTACGGTGTTGCAAGGCAACGACCATATGCCGGTAGAACGCTAATTAAAACAACAACGGATGGCGAGACGACCGAAATGGTAAAAGAATATCAATATTCACCCAACACGGAGGATAAGCTTGTAGCGTTAGATAAAATTGCGCGAATAAAAGGAATGTACTTAGATAAGCTTGAAATTGGTATAACTGAAACTCCTGTGTTCGTTGATGACTTAGGTGATGACGATGGCTAAATTATCTGAGTTCATTCCTAAAGCATTTGCATCTACTTGGCGAGCTGCTTTAAATAGTAATATCTTAAATATTGTTGAAAAAGGTGGGCGTGGTTCAGGTAAATCATCTGACATTGCACATATTATTACTCAATTGTTAATGAGATATGCGGTTAATGCAGTTGGTATTCGTTATGTTGATAATACGTTAGAGCAGTCAATCTATGAGCAAATGAAGTGGGCTATTGAAGAGCAAGGCGTAACCCATTTATTTAAGTTCAATAAGTCACCATTGAGAATTACTTATATTCCACGTGGAAACTATATGATATTCAGAGGGGCGCAAAACCCCGAACGAATTAAATCATTAAAAGATAGTAAGTTTCCATTTGCAATTGGTTGGATTGAAGAATTAGCAGAATTTAAAAGCGAAGATGAAGTAACAACTATCACTAACTCACTTCTACGTGGGGAATTAGATGATGGTCTTTTTTATAAGTTTTTCTATTCCTATAACCCACCAAAGCGTAAACAATCATGGGTTAATAAGAAATATGAATCATCATTTCAACCAGCTAATACTTTTGTTCACCACTCTACTTATCATGATAACCCATTTATTTCTAAAGAGTTCATAGAGGAAGCTGAAGCAACTAAAGCTAGAAGTGAAAGGCGCTATGATTGGGAATATTTAGGAAAAGCGATTGGTTCTGGAGTTGTACCGTTTGACAATTTACAAGTTGTGCCTGGTTCAATTACTGATGATATGGTTGCAAACTTTGATAATATCCGCAATGCAGTTGACTTTGGTTATGCTACTGACCCACTAGCTCACGTAAGGTGGCAATATGACAAGAAAAAGAATGGAATATATGCAATTGACGAGCTTTATGGTCAAAAAATAAGTAATAGAGAATATGGGAAATGGTTGCACAAGAAAAATTATTCTAGTGATACGATATTTGCTGATTCTGCTGAACCTAAGAGCATAGCTGAACTTAAGACCGAACACAACGTTCCACACATTAAAGGTGTTAAAAAAGGACCTGATAGTGTTGAATATGGCGAACAATGGCTTGATGATTTAGATTTTATCTGTATTGACCCACGAAGAACTCCTAAAATAGCTTGGGAGTTTGAAAACATAGACTATCAAGTAGATAAAGATGGTAATCCTAAGCCAAGGCTAGAAGATAAGGATAACCATACGATAGATGCTACAAGGTATGCTTTTAGTGAAGATATGAGAAACGTTAAGACCACGATTGCTTCTAAAGCAAGCTTTGGTTTTTATTAAAGGAGAAACATGGCGATTAAAATAAATAGAGAGATGGCAGGGAATTTAAATAGTCCTACTCCAGAACTGCTAAATTATTGCATCTCTCAACATTTAAGTCTTATAGGGAGATTAGACAAACTATCTGATTATTATGATGGCAAGCAAGACATTTTAAAGCGAACAAAAGATAATGATGCAGCACCTAATAATAAGGTTGTTGTCAATCACGCAAAGTATGTGACTGATATGAATGTAGGTTTTATGGTAGGGAACCCAGTTGCTTATACAAGTAGCGATGACATTCAATCTATTCTTGACGCTTATACAAAAGTTGATATTGTCTCTCATGATACTGAACTTGAAAAAGATTTGTCAGTATTTGGCATCGGCTACGAACTGATCTATTTAAATGAAGATAAACAAACAGGTAAAACATTTGCTGATATTAAATGTATTGACCCAAGGGGGATCTTTCTTGTTACAGATGATACGATTGATGCAAATCCTTTATTTGCAGTCCATTATCAAAAGGTATATAACCTGCAAGGAGCTATTGATCACTATCTTGTCAAATATTATAACGATAATTGGGTGATAACATATAGAGCTGCTTCAATTGGTTTCGGAGATTATCAATTAATCAAAGCACTTCCGCATTATTTTAAGGCAGTACCTATTATTGAATATCGAAATAACGAAGAAAGGCAAGGAGATTTTGAGCAAGCAATTAGTTTAATTGATGCTTATAACTCGCTTCAATCTGACCGTTTAAATGACAAAGAGGCCTTTGTGGATGCAATACTTTTCATCCGTGGGTTTACTCTCAAGGACGGAGATGGAGCAAGGTTAGCTTCTGAAAAAATACTACAGACTGATGCAACACCAACTGAAGCAGATGCAAGTTATCTAACAAAAACAATGGACGAGAGTTCAGTAGCTATATTACGAGATTCGTTCCTCGAAGATATTCATAAAGTGACTTATGTGCCTAATATGAATGACAAAAACTTCTCGGGAAACGTTTCGGGAGAGGCAATGAAGTACAAGCTCTTTGGATTGCTACAGCTTATGTCAGTTAAAGAGCGGTATATGATAAAAGGTCTAAGACAACGTTTGATTCTCTTCGCCAATTATTTAGAAATAAGCAATAACAATGTTGATATTGATGGTATTAAAATTAATCTCAAACCTAATTTACCAATCAATACAACTGATATTATTAATCAAATCGTTCAGGCGCACCAAGCAGGAATTCTACCTCTTAAAGTCTTGCTTTCATGGCTTCCAGATATTGATAATGTTGATGAAGTTCTTGAACAGTTACAAGAGGAAAAAGAGGAGGCTATCGAAATAAATCAGAAAGCTATGGGCGTTCAGTCAGGAGACAGCCACTCTAATCTTGATGATCTACCTGATGAAAATGAGGAAGAAAATCAAGATAACAACAATAAACAGTCTGGTAATCAGACAGAGCAAAAAGGAGACCAAGAAAATGGCCAAAACAAAAACAACAAAAAACAAAGCTCGAAAAACTAATGCTAAAGCAGCAAAAACTGCTTCTAAAACAGCTACTATAAAAAAGAAAGTAGTCAAAAAACCAGTAGCAAAAACAAAAAAAGCTAAATGATTACAGCAAAATTCAAAAAGAAAAATAATCAAATTTATTGGTATCAAGTGACAGGCCATGCAGGCTTTGCAAATATCGGTAATGATATTGTATGTGCTGGGGTTTCTGCCTTATATATATCAGTTACCAATGCCTTGTTATCCTTTGGTAAGACTTTTGAGCGTGATGAAGGATATTTTATACTTGATCCAACGGATAAAGAACTAGCAAGTCTTAAGATACTTTATGATGGAATTAAGTCAATTGCTGAACAATACCCTGAACATGTAATAGTAGAGGAGTAAAAAGAATGTCTGACTACTGGCAAAAAAGAGCGATTAAAGCCGAAAAGAAAGTAAATGACGGTGCTAAACAGCTTGAGGAAGTCGTAGCACAGGCATACAAACAAGCTCAATCATATTTAACAAAGCAGATTGCTAAATTATTTAGTAGAACTAAGCAGCAAACGGAACTGACAGATGATGAAGCAAAAAGAATGCTTAATGAAACTGTTCCTGTTTCTGAATTAGTTGAGCTTAGAAGATTAGCTAAAGATATCAATAACCCTGACTTGCAAAGAGAAGCTAAAAAGCGGCTCACAGGACTAGCGCTTAAATCAAGAATTACTCGTGCAGAAGATTTAAAAGCAAAGTCTTATCTAGTAACAAAACAAATAGCAGATGTTCAGCTTGATAAGCAGACATCTTTTTATGTTGACACGATAGATGAAGCTTACAAAGAAACTACTGCTGAAACGATTATTCGTGAAGCTCAAGCAAATGCAAAGAATGGTATTGTTAAAGAAGTCTGGAACAAGAAAGATTACAAGTTTAAAGAGTTATCCACCAAATCTGTGGAAAACATACTTGACAGTCACTGGCTAGGAAGTAATTACTCTAAAAGATTATGGGGAGATACTGAAGTCTTAGCCAAACGATTAGAGCAGCTCTTCACGGTTGAAGCTTTAACTGGTATGAGCGAATTTCAGATGGCAAAGGCAATTGCTAGTGAATTTGACCGCTCAATTAACGTTGCTAGGCGTTTGATTCGTACTGAAGCGAATTATATGGCGAACCAAGCAAAGCTCAAATCGTGGCAAAACAATGGCGTTGAAAAGTATCAAATCATTGCTATCTTAGATTTGAGAACATCGCAAATTTGTCGTCATAAAGACCATAAAGTTTTTCTAGTATCTGAAGCGGTTGTAAATGGTGCAGAAGGTACATATCCACCTTTTCATCCGTGGTGTCGTTCAGTTGCTTCAATGTATTCAGAGCGACTAAATAACATACCTCGTAAGGCGCTTGATCCTATCACTGGTAAAACATTTGATATTAAAGGAAGTACAACTTACAACGAATGGATGGATAAATTAAAATCAATGCATCCAGATGTTGAATTTAAAAGTAGCAAATGAGGTGATCTAATATCTCGCAGTTATGCGTGAAATAACAACTATTTAAATACACAAAGCGTTTGTCACTGACAGGCGCTTTTCTTATGTCCAAGCGTGAAGACTTTAAAAGCTTCGGAAGTGCAAGCATTGAACCACTTTAAAAGCAATTGGAAAGGATTAATAACATGAAAATCGCAACATTATGCGGAAACAGTTTACTCAAACTCAACTTACAACAATTTGCTGAAGGTCAAGAAGGCGGTGAGGGTGGAGCAGGAACTGGCCAAGAAACTCCTCCTGAATTCAATGCTGATAATCTGACCGATGAACAAGTTGCAGCAATCAAAGAAAAGTTTGGTCTTAAAGATAATACTGAGGTTGACTCTATTGTTAACGCTCGTCATTCTCGTTGGCAAGAAAAACTTGAAGAAGAAAAAAATGAAGCTGCTCGCCTTGCAAAACTTTCGGAAGAAGAACGCCAACAAGCGCTGATTCAAAAAGAAAAAGATGACTTTGAAAAAGAAAAAGCTGTCTTTCGTCAAGAACAGTTGCTTGTAGAAAAAGGCAAACAACTTCAAGAAATTGGTATTCCAAGTGCTTTCGCTGCTCGTATTCAAGGAAATACTGCTGAGGAAGCTATTAAAGATGTCAAATCTTTCAAAGCTGAATGGGATAAAGCCTTAGAAGTAGCGGTTAACGAAAAACTCAAAGCTTCTGTTGATACTCCGCTTGGAAGTGACGGAAAAGGCATCTCGAACAATCCTTTTGCAAAAGAGACTTTCAATTTAACCGAGCAAGGTCGACTTTTCAGAGAAGAACCAGAAAAAGCTAAGACTTTACAAGCTTTAGCAAACAAAAAATAGAAATAGAGGAATAAAAATGGAACACAAACTCATTAAATTTGATTTGCAAAAATTTGCAGATAAAACAAAAATTGCAGATGTTATCGTGCCTGAAGTATTTAACAAATATGTTATTGAACGTACTGCTGAACTTTCTGCTTTATATCAATCAGGGATTGTAGTAAAAGATCCTGAACTCGATGCGCTTGCAACCGCTGGTGGTCGATTAATTAATATGCCATTTTGGCAAGACTTGTCTGGTGATGATGAAGTACTTTCTGATACTGACTCACTTTCAACTGATAAAATCACAGCCAGCAAAGACGTTGCTGCTCTCTTGATGCGTGGTAAAGCATGGAAATCAAATGACTTAGCTAAAGCATTGTCTGGTGATGACCCAATGCGTGCTATTGGTGATTTGGTAGCTGCTTACTGGGCTCGTCGTCAACAAGTTACTTTGCTTTCAATTCTTAAAGGTATCTATGCAGCCGCAGGAACTAAAATGTCAGGCAATGCTCTTGATATCTCAACATTAACTGGTAATGCAGCAGCATTTACTGGTGAAACTTTCCTTGATGCTTCATACAAATTGGGCGATGCAGAAGAAAAACTTACTGCAATCGGGGTACACTCTCAAGTGTATGCTAACTTACGTAAACAAAACTTGATTGAATTTTCTTTGGATTCAGAGAATAAACCAATTCCTACATACATGGGTAAACGTGTCATTGTTGATGATGGTATGCCAGTAGATGGAGATGTTTTTACTTCTTACATCTTTGGGGCTGGTGCAATTGGGCTTGGTAATGGAGCAGCTCCCGTACCAACAGAAACTGACCGTGACTCATTGGCAGGAGATGATATTCTCATCAACCGTCAACACTTCTTGTTGCACCCTCGTGGAGTTAAATTCACTGACAAATCGGTTGCTGGGGATTCTCCAACGAATGCTGAATTATCAACAGGGGCAAACTGGGAACGTGTTTATGAAAATAAAAATGTTCGTATCGTTCAATTTAAACATAAACTTTGGACACCTCAAACAGTTGTCCAAGGTGGAACTGGTGGAGAATAAGGAGTAATAATCTATGGATGAGAATGACGAACCAAAAACTAAAGCAATTGAACGTTTAAAAACTGATTTGGGTATTGATAACAATAAAGCTACTGGTTTAATTGAGGATGCGGTTATTCTCGTCCTTGATTATACGAATCAGGATAAGATGTTAGATTCAATGTGGCTGTATGCTCGACAGTTAGCCACAGTTGCTTTTAATCGTGAAAGTACCGAAGGAGAGTCTAGTCGTTCAGAAGGTGGCGTTTCTCAATCCTTTATTGAAGATATTCCATTAAATATCCAGCGTGGCTTGAATCGTTATCGACTCGGAAAGGTGGTTAGTTTTTATGCGCCTGATGAAACGTGACTTAACAACGGTTTATTTGAAAAGGGTAGACCCAAACAACACGCAAGACGAAGAGGGAAACGATCAAGTTAATTACCTGAGTCCTGTTGCTCTTGAAATGAATGTTCAGTCCGCAAGTGGTGCTGTCAATGCCACAATTTATGGTTCAAAGCTTTCTAGCATGAAATCATGTAAGTATCAAGGAGATGAGTTAAAAGAAGGCAGAGACGAAAACAGCAGTGTTTGCGTGTATGTGGATAAGGACAGTGACCCTGATTATAAAATCAAGTCGATTCAACCTTATTCTACACACATCAATGTGATGTTAGAAAGGAACGATGACATTGGGTGTTGAAATTAAGGGTTTGGACAGGCTTAAAAGAAAAATTAATGCGATGCCTAAAATCTTAAATGATGCAGCGAATGAAGCGACTTATGAAATTACTGAGTTGGTTCGTTCTGCAGCAGAATTAAGACTGGCTTCTAGTATGAAATTCAGTTCTGGAGAATTGATTGGAAGTTTAAAGACTGAGGTTGTAGAAAATGCGGAAGGTAAAATAGTTGGGCGTGTTTGGTCGGATAAAGCTCAAGCCATTTATCGTGAGTTTGGTACTGGTCCAAATGGGCAAGCAAGTTCTAAAGATTTACCAGAAGGTGTTAACCCAGTTTATACTCAAACTCGTTGGTTCATCCCAGCTGAGGAAGTTGGTATTGATTTGAATGAAATCTATGGCATGCCTAAGATTACCATCCAAGGCAAAGAATTCTACATCACAAGCGGTCAACCAGCAAGACCTTTCTTATATCCATCATTGAAAGAAATACTTCCGCAAATGCCTGAGATATACAAAGAGCATGTCCAAAAGAAATTGAGAGAGATTAAATAATGGAAAGAGTAAATATTAAAGTTGCTACTGTTTCCGTTTTAAGTGGGATATCAGAGATAAAAAAAGTAGCGACTGATTATCCGTCAACTTGGAATGATTTTCCTACAGCTATTTATAGAACGGTTAACAACCCACATTTTGTAGATGGAAGCGGAGAGGAACTTCAAACAAAATGGTCAATCACAATTGAATTATATTCTAAAAGTAGTTTGACCACTATCGTTAATAATGTCATCGAACAATTTGGTGATATTGGTTTTACAGGCACGCAAAGAGATTCTAATACAGCAGATTTAAAGCGTGTCATTATTGAACTATCCGCAATCGTGGATAATAAAACAAAATACGTTTATTCGAAATAGGAGGAAATAAACATGGCAACAGTAGCAGGATTACTTTCAAAAGATACAGTCCTTTCTTATAAAGATGGCGCAACTTCAAAACCTGTCGCAGCAGTAAAATCTATCCCAGCAATGGGAGCTGACCCTGAAAAAGTAGATGTTACTCACTTAGGTTCAGCTAAGAAAGCATATATTGCCGGGATTCAGGATTCAGATAATTTGGAATTCGCAATCATTTATCAAGGAGACAACTTCAAAGATGTTGATACATTGGTAAAATCTGGTAAGTCAGTAGATTGGACAGTGACTTATCCTGATGGTATGAAAGTCGACTTTACAGGTCAACCATCTTATAAATTTGACGGTGTCGAAGTCAACCAAGCACTTGGATTTAACTTAGTAGTGGTTGTATCAGCAGGCCCTGACTTTACACCAGCACCAGCTGGCAGTGGTCAATAATTTAGCAATTAAAGGTTAGTCAGAGTGGCTAGCCTTTTTATTTTTTATAAACATAGAAATCGGAGAAACAAAAATGACAAAAGCAACTATCGTAAAAATGCCTAACACAAAACAATTTGAATTTGGTGGATTGAATCTTCAATTGCGCTTGGATGGTAAATCTATTATTGCTATTGAAAAACGCTTGGACGAATCACTTATGGGACTTTTCGTAAATGGTCAAGGTGGTTTTAAATTGCCAGCTACAAACAAATTATTGGTAGTGCTTCAAGGTGCAAACCAAACAAGCCGAGTTTCTGATTCAGATTTAGTTAACGCTTTTGAACGTTTTGTTGAAGCAGGAAACACTACTTTTGATTTGTTCAATGCGATTCAAGAATTGCTTGATGAAGCGGGTTTTTTCGGCAAGGACAAGAAGGAGAACGAAGCGACAAATGGGGAATCTCTGGACAACGAACCAGAAGCACTGAGCGAACTCCTTTAAAAACCTACAACAATTTATCCAGCATGCTTGAGGATTTATACCCTCAGGCAGTTGAAGCTGGTATTTCTTCTACAGATTTTTGGACAATGACTTTTGATGAAATCATGGTCCAAGTAGAAGCAAATAAAAAAAGGCATGAGAGCGAGCTAAAAGAGAAAGCGATGTTTGATTATTCCCAACAAAGGCTTGCTATCTATGCTTTTAATGATCCAAAGAATTTTCCTAAATATGAAGATGCCTATCCTTTCTTGAATCAACTCAAGGAAGAAGTAGTGCAAGCTGTATCTGAGGAAGAAGAAAAGAAACAAGCGATGCTTACTGACCAAGAAATCATGCGACAAAATGCAATGTTAATTCAGGAAACTCGTAAAAGAAAAAGTCAAAAGACAAATTAAAAAATATTGAATAGAAAAGGAGGTGAGAAATATGGAATTAGAAACGCTAGAGATACTGTTTGATGCAAATACTGCAAAAATGGATGAAGCGCTTAGTAAAGTTTTACCTCGTGTAGAAGCAATTATGTCAAAGTTTGAAAATATCACTGGGAAGTCTATGAAAAAGACCGAAGATAATCTGAATATTGATAAAGCTGCAACACAATTTGGCAAACAGTTGGAAAAAATGAATCAGACTTTTGAAAAGATGATGGGTCATCTTGAAAGTTCTTCTAAAAAATCATCAGAAAGTATTGGAGATAATTTATCTACTGGATTTAAGAAAGCACGACCTAAAGTATCAAAAGAAATTGATGCCATGCTAAATGAAATTAATGCAAAAATGGGTCAAGCTAAAGCCGCTCAAGAAAAAGTGGCTTATCTTAAATCACAGCGTCAAAGTTCTTCAGCAAAAGGAGATGGCGGTCAAACGGTCAAATATGATGACCAGATTGCACGGGCTCAGGCATCAATGGTTAAATACCAAGACCAAGCAAAAAGTCTTGCTAGATCAATGAAGACTGAGTTTGATGCAGTGCCTTCATCTTTAGAGCGAATTGCAAAAGTAATGGATGCCAATGAAGCTAAGTATTATACAATGCGTGAAAGTGTTCGAGCTTTACAAAAGGAATATCAATATCAACTAAAACCAGTCGGAAGTTTTGACAAAGGCTTTAAAAATGTTGATACTCCTGATTCATTGAAAACTGCTCAAAAAATGCAAGCACAGTCTGACAAAATGCAAAAGTTAGCAAGTAGTAACGATGTTCTTCAAAAGGAATATCAAAGAACAGAAGAGCGTGCAGAATCATTAAGAAAGGCGATAGGACGAATTAATTCAGTTCTTAGTCAATCGTCAATGGCAACTGGAACAGCTGCAGCTGGAGCTAGTATGACAGGTTCAGGATTGAAACAATCTGAGCGTGCTGTTTCTAAATATGGCGGAGTCTTCAACCGCATGTCAAACTCCATTTCTCACGGTGCTGGAGGAATTGGAAATGGATTGAAAAATTCGTTTGGGATATTGGATAAATTTGGAAATCTCTTTTCGAGAAATTCAAATAAAGTCACACAAGGTACTCGTAGCATGTCTATGGGTAATAATGCTTTTCTTCAATCTATGAAGTACCTATTACCCTCTTTAATTGTTTATCAATTAATTGGTGGAGCAATAAGTAAGTTAGCCGGCGGAATGATGAGTGCATTGAAGACAAACGATCAGTTTTCTAACTCACTTAATCAGATTAAAGTCAACTTGATGACTGCTTTCTATCCAATTTATAATGCAATTCTACCTGCCATTAATGCAATGATGAGCGCAATTGCAACATTAACTGGTCAATTAGCTTCGTTTATTGCCGGATTATTTGGAACGACTTATCAAGCAGCCAAACAAGGCGCAAGTGGTTTATATGATAACGTCCAAGCAATGAATGATACTGGTTCATCAGCGACTAAGGCGAAAGACAAGGTCGATAAACTTCAACGTTCACTCATGGGCTTTGATGAGATTAATCGTATTGGTTTGCAAGACAAAACCGATGATGACACTGATAAAAATAAAGATACAAAAGCTCCTGGTATCGATTTTGGGGCTGCGACTGGTAATTATTCAACTCCTAAATGGATGAAAGATATGCAAGCCTTGCTTAAAGATTTCTTCAAACCTTTCCAAGATGCATGGAAAAACCAAGGTCAAAAGGTTATTGATGCGTGGAAATATGCACTTGGAGAAGTTATCGGTTTAGCAAGTGCTATCGGAAAATCCTTTATGGAAGTCTGGACAAATGGTACTGGCCAAAAATTCATTGAAAATCTATTAATTTTACTTGCGGATGTGCTTAACATCATTGGTGATATAGCTAAAGCGTTTAAAGATGCCTGGAACGAAGATGGTAGAGGAACTACCTTAATCCAAACTATTTTTAATATGTTTAATAGCATTCTTGAGCTATTACATTCTATAGCAGGTGCTTTTCGTGATGCTTGGAATGATGGAACAGGAGAAGTTATTGCTGCAAATCTTTTAGAAATATTTACAAATATTTTTAAAGCGGTAGGAAACATTGCTGACCAACTTAAAAAAGCATGGGATCAAGGTGGAGCTGGGAAAGAAATTTTCTCTATTATTTTAGGGATTATCAATGATTTGCTTACACATATTAATAATATGGCAAAAGCTACAGCTGATTGGGCAAAGACCTTGGACTTTACACCATTGCTTAATGGAATTAAAAAGTTACTTGAAAGCATTCAACCTCTCTCTGATAATATTGGAGCTGGGCTAGAATGGTTTTACAAGAATGTACTTTTGCCATTGGCCGGGTTTACTATTCAAGACTTGATACCCGCTTTCTTACAAGCTTTGGGTGGGGCAATAGATTTTGTAAACGGAGTAATCGAGGCCCTTAAACCAGCTTTCAAATTTTTCTGGGATAACTTTTTGAAACCAGTCGCTGAATGGACTGGCGGAGTAATTGTTGACGTCTTAAAAGGGCTCGGCGATGTCCTTTCAACTATTGGGGATTGGCTATCTGAGCACGGAAAAGGTTTTTCTGATTTTGTAATCACTCTAGGAACTTTTGCTGGGGTAGTTGGCGGAATCATCGCAGTCGGTACTGCAATCGAAACATTCGTAGGCTTCCTTGGAGGACTTGCTGCGATTATTACAGGAGCAGGTGGTGTAACAGGAGCTATTGGTTCTCTTGTAGCAATTCTTGGCGGTCCAATAACAATAGCTATTGCAGCAGCAATTGCGGTTGGTGTTTTATTGTATAAAAACTGGGATGAAATTAAAGAAGCAGCTGCAAACCTTGGAAAATGGATAGGAGAAAAGTGGGACGATATCAAGAAAGCAACTGGCGACGCTTGGGACAACGTAAAGAAGGCAACGTCTGATAAATGGAATGAAGCCAAAAAATCAGTAAGCGATACTGCTGACTCCATTGGTACAAAAGTTTCTACAAAGTGGTCTGAAGTTAAAAAAGGTACATCAGATGCTTGGGACAATGTGAAAAATTGGACTTCTTCAAAATGGAATGATACTAAAACAGCAGTACACAGCACAGCTGATTCTATTGGGTCAAAAGTATCGAGTAAGTGGAATGAGATAAAGAGCGGCACCTCAACCGCTTGGGAAAATGTAAGAAGTTCTGTTTCAAATGCTGCCAACAATGCAAGAGATAATGCTTCAAATGCATGGTCGAACATGAAAGATAGAATGGGAGGTTATGCAAATTCTATTAAATCTACTGCCAAAAGTGCGTTTGACAATGTTGCTTCGTGGGCTTCTGATATGGGCAAAAAGATTGGTTCAGGTCTTGAAAATGGAGTAAATGCTGTCAAAAGAGGTGCAGCCGCAATTGGTAATGGTATTGCTGGGGTCATTGGAGGTGCCGTTAATGGAGTTATTGACGGTATTAACTGGGTTCTTGGTAAAGTTGGTTCTGGCAATAGATTAGGTCACTGGAGTGTCCCAAGATATGCTAACGGTACTGACGGTCACCCAGGAGGACCAGCATTAGTAAATGATGGCTCAGGGAGTCAATGGCAAGAGATGTATCGGACACCGGATGGTAAAACTGGGCTATTCCCTAAAGTGAGAAACCTCATGGTTGATTTACCAAAAGGAACCCAAGTACTGAGCGGTGCTAAAACTGCAAAAGCAATGTCAGGAATGCCTGCTTATGCAAATGGTATCGGTGACTGGATGGGCGAAAAATGGAACCAAGCCAAAGAAATGGTTGGCGATATTTGGGACTATGCCACTCATCCAGAAAAGATTTTAAACATTGCAATAAGCAAGTTTACTAATCTTTCTCAAGCAGTTGAACCTGCGTTATCTATTGCGACTGGTGGGATATCTACTATGGCTAATGGAGCGATGGGAATGATTAAAAAGGCATTCTCAGAAGGCTCAGAAAGCCCATCTGGTACTGGTGTCGAACGTTGGCGACCAGTTATTAAAAAAGCACTATCAATGAACGGTGTATCAACTTCTGAAAACTATGTCAATGCTTGGCTAAGACAAGTACAAAGCGAATCAGGAGGTAATGAGAAAGCTGTCCAAGGTGGATATACTGATATTAATACAATCACTGGTGACTTGGCCAAAGGATTGTTACAAACCATCTCGGCCACATTCAATGCAAATAAATTTCCAGGTCATGGAAATATCTTTAACGGATATGATAATGCACTTGCTGCAATTCATTATGCATTGGGCCGTTACGGTGACCCTGGTATGCTTCAAGTGATTGGGCATGGACACGGTTATGCTAAAGGCACGCCATATGTTCCTGAGGATCAGTTAGCAATGATCCATGAAGGAGAAATGGTTGTTCCTGCTAAATATAATCCTTATAACTCTATCAGTGATTTCAAATCATTTGAAACTTTGCAGTTGCCTGAAATGTTCACGGACAAACCAACTGATTACAATAATTCTGGAAGCTTTGGTGGAGGTCAAGATGTTTCAAGCTATGGTTTGGCAAACATGAATGGTTCATTAACAAGTGCCATCATGTTGCTTGTTCAATCTTTAGGCGCACAAACGAGCCAAACTTCAAATGGAGATATTGTGATAAATATCGGAGGCAGAGAGTTTGGACGAATTGCAGTGTCAGAAATCAATAAATACCATCAACAACTCGGGTACACTGAGCTTAACATTTAGAAGGAGGGATTATGCCTGCCGAATTACAATTTAATGGAGTGACGGTAAAAACTCCTAAAGAATTCAGCGTCAGTATTTCAACAATTGACGCTGACTCCTCAGGGAGAAATGCAAATGGAGAAATGGTAAGGGATGTCATTGCTCAAAAAACTAAATTAAACATTAAGTGGGGCCCGTTAAGTGACTCAGAAGTATCTGATATTTTACAAAGAATTAATCAACCATTTTTTGTAGTAATCTATCCAGACCCACAAATTGGGAGGCAAAGAAGTAAGACATTTTACGCTGGAGATTCTACAATGCCTTCTTACTCATGGAACGATAAGTTTAAAGCAATGAAGTGGGAAAACTTATCTGTGAATCTGATAGAAAAATAGGAGGATAAGAAATGCTTACTGTCTCAGATGATTTTAACAATGCTATGAAAGCAGAGAATCGAAGATTTGAGACTCGAATAAAAGTTGGTGATAAAGTTTTTACAAAAAACGATATCAATAGTTGGGGATACAGTGGTGGTTCTATATCTGGTGAAACATTTCAAATAGGTTCAACATTTTCAAATTCTATAAAAATAGAATTTTGTTCAATACTTGAAAATATTAAAGAGTTAACAGAAGTCACTGTGGAAGTTGGAATAGCAACTTATGATGCAGATTATCATTATGATAATATCCCTCCTGAAAAAGTGGGAAGTGCAAGAGTGGGTTATGCTAAATTGATTCATTATAAACCAACGGTTTATGAATATGTCTCCATTGGAACTTTTTATGTCACTAAGTGTGACCCAGATAGAAACGAAAATAAAACGACACTTGAAGCAAGTGATCGTTTTGTTTTTTTAGAAAATGAGTATGTTTCTGAACTAACCTATCCTGCTTCTATTCGAGATATAGCTTTAGAGATTGCTAACAAAAGCGGTTCAGACATTAATGAAACCAACTTTTCGATGATTAGCACCCAAAAAATAAGAAAACCTGAGGGTTATACTTTCAGACAAGCAATAGGTTTAATCGCTCAGTTTGA